TTTGGCAGGCGAAACGATGCGCAGCCCGTCTTTGTTTGAGCCACCTTTGGATAACATCTTTACGTGGTCAATGTCTTTGCCTTCCCGCTTGTCAGCCTTGCCGTTGCCATTCGCATCGGGGGAACTGGCATCAACTTTTCGACGAGCGCGTTGGCGCTCCATGCGGTCGGGGTGTTCGCCCCGTTCCTTCTGCTTTTGGTACTCGGCCTTGTAGGGTCGGGGGGATTTGGTGTATGGCATTTAATCGTTCCTTCCGTTGTGTTGGCATGATAAAACAACACAGTGTCTCTTGCAAAGCCCTGACGTACGGGGGTTCCATACGTTGGTCTCGTAAGCTCTTTTCATACGGCCATGGTCGCGGAGCCACTTCTCCCATAGCTTGGGTTCGTCCACGGCTCGGTCGTAGCTTGCCTTGGGGAACTGCTTGGCAATGACAAACAACAGCCCACCCTTGACACGCTTGACCTCGGGGAAGTGCTTGAACACGGCAAGCGCCATCAACTCAAGCTGTCCAGTGTCGGCGTACTTGGCACTCTTACCTGTCTTGTAATCCACCACCCGTGCAGTGCCATCGTCCTCAAGGATGATCAGGTCAGCGATGCCTCGCCACCACACGTTTGGGTCTTTGAATCCGCACGGTTGTAAGTCCTCAGTCAGCCCCATCTCGTACTCACACAGCTTTTGGCCAGCGCGATGCTTGAGGTTATCCAATGAACTCTTAGCGTACGCAAACTGAGGCGGCAGGGGTGTGTCGTCGCGTATGTATAACTCAGCCGCCTCGTGAAAGGCGGTGCCGTAAATCAGGTGCTCTGCACCCTGATCTTCTTGGAAGTCTTTGACAACCTTTAAGTGGTAGAACTTCTTTGGGCACTGCTCGAATGTCTTGATCGACGAGAACGACCATGCGGGTATCTTTACTGTCATGTTGTCCTCCATTGTGTGTATTTAAGAATCTTCATCATCACTGTCTCGTGAATTGCATCCCACCAAAAGCGAACACCGCCTTCTGTTTCAACAAACCGCCATAGCGTCCCATAGTCATCGGTTGTGTACCAAACATTACGTGTCGTAAGTCTGCCGTTGATGTTGTGAACTTCAAGCACAGCACTGCGAATGGGTCGGTCAATCATTTATAAACTGGCACAACATCGCCGCCAAAGTCTTTTTGCACATCCTTGGCCTCGCGCTCAGTCCAAAAGAACCGCGCTTCGTGCCTCTCTTTTACCCATACATATCCAAATGGTTTCATGGTTGGCTACTCCAAGGTGTGAGGGGTTGTAAGGGTGCAATGGCTTGCCTCGCCACCTGTGCGTTTTCCCACATTTCTTTTTGGATGGGCTCAACCGACTGCCGTATTTCTTGTACCCGTTGTAAGCAGGTCAGGATGGCAAGTTTCTCTGCGTCCTCGTACAGTGCGCCGGTTGACTCGTGCAGTAGCGCATCTGTCACCTGCTTGATTACGTCGAGCTTTTCGTTGATCAAACGGTCACGCCAATTTCTCGTTGCCCACTCTATGAACACCTGTGCGGAAATGTCAGCGTTACCATCGAAATGCAACTCGTTGCCATTGAAGTCAAAGCGTCCCACTTCCTTGCCATTCGGCCCATGGAATACGATGTTATGGTTTGTTGCTGAGTTGTTGGTAAGTTGAACCGCATTCAGCGTTTGATTCGATGTGTTGTTGATGAGATATGTGTTGGGGTCAACAGCCCCAATCTGACTCCATGTGTTGTTGCTCATTAGCAGTCTCCATAAGATTTGCCACTGCCTGACTCACAGTTCACAGGCAGACCCTTTGCCCACTCGGGCACCCATCGCATGCACTCCTCAACGTACTGAGTTGCAGGTACAACTTCAGCGTCCGGTACGCACACAGCAATCGCGTCATGCACCGTCAGCACAACCTTGTACCGCTTGCCGATCTTGAGCATCTGCTCGGCGATGATGCAACGTGCGATAGCTTGGCACACGTTCTCGATCACCTTACCGCCGTAGATACGGGTGCGACCTTTGCGTGTCTTGTAATGGAACTCGATACCCTTGTCGGTTTGGTCAAACTTCAGGTCGTCGTAACGCATCAGCAGACCCGAGGGTAAGCGGATGGCAGTCTCACTCGGCACCACTTCAAGCACACCCCGGCGTCCGAGCGGTGCGGCCTCGCCCCTTGACATGTTTACAAGAGCGTTCTGAGCCTGTCGCCACAGCCTGACCACGGCATCGTTGGTGCGTCGATAAATGTCGATGATGCGCCTTGCCTCATCAGTGTCCACCTCAGCGCCCATGCCCTTGAGTTGGGCTTGAAACTTCACCGCGCCCATGCCGTAACCCGCGCCAAGGATTGTGGTCTTACCCACGAACCGCTCGTCTTTGCTGATCTCAAACTCAGGCTTGCCGTAGATAGCCGAGGCCATCTTCTTGTACACATCCTTACCCTCAGCAAAAGCTGTTACCAAGTCATCCTGTTCAGACAGCCATGCCAGCACCCGCGCTTCGATCTGTGCGGAGTCAGCGTCAATGATGGTGTAGCCCTCGGGCGCAATGATCGCCTTCTTGAGCTTGTTGCCGTTGTCGCCACGGCTTGGCAAGTTCTGCATGTTGATCTTGTCGTCCCCACCGAACCGTCCAGTGTGTGCGGCGTAGTAACGAATCGGCACAGGCAACTTGCCACGCTTGGAGATGTCGATGAACCGTTGGGTGCGTGTCTCCTCAAGCGTTGACTTGGTGCCCAAGCGGGCGGCGACAAGTGTCTGCACCCTGACATCTTCGTGGTCAGCAAGGGCTTTGAACTCCTCGTCACTCTTGGCAAACGCATAGGTCTGCTTACCCGTGGCAGGGCTTGTTTTCATCGGGGGCTCGACGCCGAACGAACGGAGCAGTTCAGCAAACTTCTCATTGCTCATCAGTTCAGTTTTGTCCACACCCGAGGATGTCAACAGGTCTTCCTTCATCTGCTTGATGCCGATGAGGTGTTGTTGCAACATGTCGCCGTCCAACTCAAGCATGGGGTCAATGAACATGCGCAGGGTCTGATCAATCACACGCAACTCTTGCTTGGGGAAATCTTTAGACAAGATGTTGAACAGTTGATACGTGAGTTCCACATCGTTGATGCAGTAGTCACCGTACCGTGCGAGTTCTTCGTCGCTGAAGTTCAGTCGTCTTTTGCCGAGGGCGTTAACGACTTCTGTTCCTTTTTCTCCGAGCCCATACCGCTCAGTAAGAGCTTTAAGCGAACCCCCAACTTCCACGCCGTGAAGGGCACGGCCCATACACAGAGTGTCAAGCCAACCCCGAGGATTAATACCGAAACGCCAAGACAGGATAGCCCCGTCAAAAAGGGTGTTGTGCGCCAAGACAAACCCCCGCTCCCATTCAAAATTGCTCTGAAGCCACTGTTTGATTTGTTGATGTGTTCCACTTGCCCACTCCGTTTCTTGGTTGTTAACTTTCACTGATACGCCAATGACTTCAAAGAGGTCAGAGCGTACGTATTCTTCGGTTGTGATCTTCGACAGCGAGAAGTCGCGGTCGTAGTACGTTTCAAAATCAATTGTTATCAAGTTCATCTTGCACCTGTGTTTGTGGAAAATATGAGTTCATCACTTCGCGGTAATCAAAGTCTTCTGTGAAGCAATCAATGATGTTCACCAACTCTGTGCTCTGCCGTATGACGGCATCGTTGTACACGAAAACATGTGCAGGTACGCTCAGTCTGTTGTGAACAAAGTCGTGCCCATCTAACGTGGCTCTCCACACACCGCTTGTCTTGACCTTGGATGTGTCGGGCTCACGCGCTTGCACCAATCCCCAGTGCTTGAGGTGTCCAATAGAGTTGGAGCGCAACATGAACAGTGGCACGTTGTCACGTGTGTTGACCCATCCGTTCTCTGCACCCGCTGATACGCTGACGAGCCACGCCAGTGAACGCGCCATGCCGCCAGTCAGTTTGACCTTGTTGATCTTGCCCCACCGATCACACACAGGGCAGTAGCCGCCGTCTGATTCGATGGTGTTGCGCCAGTTGTGGCGTAGGTGTACTTCGTCTGTCATCTTCGTTCTCCTTTGTTGTGATGTTAGGGAGTCCCTAACACTTCCTTCAGTTTCGCGGCGTAGTGCCGCGCCTTGTTCGCATCATCAGAGTCTTGCTTTTTACCCTGACGCATGCTGTACTTGATCACGTTGCCCTTGAGAAACCCGATGAATTCCTCGCGGGTCAACACGACCTCCATCACCGCCCACGGTTGCATGCCCATGTCTTTGTAATGGGTGCCACCTACCTGTACATCGTCCGCTGTGGTTTGCATCTTGTGCCTTTCGTCTGTATCACAATGAATTTCTTTCTCACATGAGTGCGTCTTCATGTTCATCCAACGCTTGTACCTTGTGCTTGCGTCCCCACTTCATCAGTTCTTTCGGGCACACTGTCCCGAAAGGCCAACTTGGATACGGCAATGATGCGTTCCAGTGTGACTTTAAATCGTGCGTTGTCATCAAGTGCTCGGTCGAGTTCTTGTTGCAGTCGTTCATTACGTGCCCTCATCAATCTGTTTTCACTTTCTAATTCAGCGACCATAAGGTCAAGGTTTCTTTCATCATCTGTCATGGCTTCCTCTCCACAATAGGGCGCATCCTGCGCTGTTTATATTCCTCGTCCACGATCTTGAATGCACGTTCCATGTCCTTGACTGTGATAGCGTCCATCTGTGCATCGTGCAACTCCATCAGGGTGTTCAAGGCTCTCATCTCCTCCGAGCGTAGGATAAAACGGTCAGTCTCAGCACCGCGCTTACCCACTGCATGCAAAGCATCAAGCCCACTGTGCACCTCTGTTGCATAGTCAGTACCAAACCCCATGCGATACAACGCTTCCACAAAGTTGGCCATGGGTATCAGCGTATCCATGTCCTCACGTGTTGCCTTGCCTTGCGTCAGGTTGGTCATGGCCATGTGGTTCTTGATCTTCAGGTCAATCAAGAAATTGTCGTGCTTCGCCACGGGGGTCATGCTTTCAATGACGTATGCCATCGGATTCATGATCACCCCTTTGGGTCTGTACTTGCTACGCTTGCGCATTACATCTCACCGAGTAGGTGCCGCACGTGGTCAATGTTGTCTTCATTGATGACCATCGCAACGCCGCCCATGGCTTTGATGTTGTCTAAGTTCTTTTGCTGTAGTGGTGTAGGCTTGTTCTTACCGGCCTTGCACTCGATACCAAAGAACTTGCCGTGGTAGCACCCAACAATGTCAGGCACCCCACTGCCGCCAAACCCACCCGTGACAGGGTAGAAGTAGTAGGCGCGGTGTTCCTTGAGAACAGCCACGACTTTCTTCTTGACCTTGACTTCGGGGGTATCAGCCACGGAACCATCCCTTGATACGTTGCCACATAGTGGGCTCAACCATGGTGACTTGCATATCGGACATGGGTGCGTATGGCGAACTCAGCGTGTAGCCGTAGGGATATGCGTTTTGTGCGGGGTCAATGATGCCAGTTCCTGCCATGACCTTGCGCACGTACTTGCGCTTAGGCGGCGCACCGATGCCGTCCGTAGGTTTCGGCAGCGCACCAATCGAGCCAAGCCCCCGAGCCTTGTTGATTTGATACCGCATGTTGTA